GGACTCGATGAGTAGACGTGATTTTCCATCTCGCGCTTACTTTGAAAGCTTGCGAGCAAAGGATTGTACTCGGTTGCCATTATCACAGTACCCAGGGCAGTGTTCGTCGAGTTCAATGCCACTGCTGAGGTGGATTTGAATTCGAAGACCATGCCGTGCATACGGTACTGTTCAAACGCCGCGGAGACCGAAGCCAACCAAGGAAAAGTATCAACTAATCCTGGATTGATAGGGTATCTCCTCACAGTGAAGCCCAGTGAGCCCGAAATGTCCGTAATGAATTCTCTGTGCTGAACTCTAGTGGCACCGGCCGTATTTGACAAAATTGGCGGGTCATTCGGGTGGGAAATGGTGTTCGATGTCACCTTGTAATCACCTACTCCGGTTATTTTAGCTAGCCATGAGCCAGCCTTCTTTCCTAACCAGGAGCCTGCGTCTTCAAAGAACCCGCCTCTTCCGCGGATGGCTTTGGAGCCAGGTTTTACAGTGTGCATGATGTTAAGCTTGTTGGTAGCTTTAGATTTGGTTGCTTTCTTCGTTTTACTCTTTGGTGCCAATTTGGCAGGGCCCGGATTCGGCTCTATTCCATAACGAGTTAAATCCGGGGGTGCAGTTGCTTCAGGCACACAATCGAGTTTTTCGGAATCCTCCGTACTATCTCTGAACATATCACTATATTTATCACGCCAATCACACTCACCACAATTACCATCACACTTCAACATTTCTACTCTAAGTAAATCTACAATTTGTTGATGTGAAATTTTATTGGGGTGATCGCTTTCGCCATCCCGTAGGATTGCTTCGGCGCGTATGAGGGCGAGTCGCTTTGTCCGGTTTGCCAGACATCGAGCTTCTAGTTCGAGCATCGCGTTCCAGAACTCCTGGTTGGGAGCTACTGGTTGAGGATTTTGATGAGACTGGGCCATCTTCTGATGATAGCGTAGTGGTAGGTGCTGCTGTGGCACTAGTTTGGCTTTGATCAACGTGTATCTTGGGGGGAAATTTGTATTGGGTGCGTCCACCCTTTTTCTTATAATCCGCGATTGCCGCTTCCATGTCTCCTTCCGCGCTTGCTGTCGCGGGCTGTGTAACTGGTTTAACGTCAGCTGGTTTATGTAGCTCTCCGTTAATTTCAACTGTTTTCGTGGGGGGAACAACAATTGGTGGTCTCTCGATAAACTCCGGTGAATGAAGCAAGTCCGTGAGTGAGGTGGTTCTTGTTAACCACGTCTGAAAATCGATAAGTCGAAAGCCTTCCAACCCTTGCACGGTCAGGAGGTCATTCATCCAGTTCATATCATTTGCATTAGGGTATTGTTCATCTACTTTCTGCCAGTCTGGCATCCATCTCTGCAAAAGATTGGTGAAGACCAGATTTCCGCGCAATTCGAGAGCGCGGCGAGAAATCTGGCCTAAGATAGGAGTGTTAAGATCTGATAGTGATAGAGCAAAACACTTTTCAAACAGTTTGGTCTCGGCCGGAACTGTAAGATTGGTTGACGTATGCAACTTAGCAAGGGCGCGTCGGATATCCGTGCAAGAATCTAAGCCTCCTGTCCACACATTAGGACTATAGATTCGTGCAAGAAAATTCACACCGGGCTCCCCGCGTTGTAGCACTTGAGCTTCCATGGCATGGCCCAAGCCAGTTGCAACCTTTTCGCATACTGTCTTTGACGCATCACCACTAACTCCATCATCACCTCCATAGATTCCAAGACTTGCCCAAGCTTCCTCGGGGGTCTGGCCCATCTCTCTGTAGGTGGCATAAGCCATAAACGCATTTTGGAGTGAATTGAACACTGACGTCTCTGGCGAGCCGGACAAACGGCCATACTCATTTTCATAAGATATGCCATTCATTGTCCGCCCCTTCAACTGTTGTTGGGTCTTCATGAGTTTGACTAATTCGGTCTGATCTTCTTCATCGAACAAGGTGCGCATCATTATCTCTTCAAACGAGCGCATTGCTTTTCCGACATGTCCATCAAACTTACTCAAATCTGTGAAGAGAGCTGATTTTGCCGCAGACAATACCTGGGCAACCCTTTTAGCCGTTTCCAATGGTGTTTTACCAAACGCATACCAATCTAATTTCTTCATGGCATCTCCGACAGCATACATATATCTGCTATAGTGCATTTTGTCGTTCCCATTGATTGTGGCAATGGGGCGTGGTGCTTTAACACCTTGGTAAGTTTCTTTCTTCATGAAACTTTTGACTATTTTCTTGAACCACGTACCGAACCAAGCAGCCTCTGCTAGGATCCGGCGTTGTGTGGGACGACCTTGTCTTCTATATACCTCGTCAAGATCTACGGGTTTGAGAGTTCCCATTACCTCTTTGCATTTAAATGCGAATTCAGTGGCATAACGAAGTTGATTTGTGGTCAACTCCGCCGCACTGGCTGGGGTCTTTTGGAAATCAGTTATCCTCTCCTTCACCATCTCTGCATCGTTGGATTTGCAGTTGGTGGGTGCATACGTATCTGGTAGCAATGGACTCATAAATGGTTTAACACTAAGTTTAGTATCTTGGTCCAGTGACGGGTTGAAGGTATAGTTGTTCACGGCATACCCAGGTATAACAACACGTTGTCCTGCTGTTCGGGTCTTCTTGCGGTGATAATCAACTAAACACAATGCTTCAGCATCACTAATGCCTGCACAGATAGTTTTGACGGCTGCTGGAGTGATAGCACTTTCACTCCGGTTTGAATAGGTGGCTAAGGCATCATCGAGAACTATTGGTACTGTAGCACAGTTGAAGGTTTCCACTCGCGTGGTACTCCGAACATGTGAAACTACACCAGTAGAACTCATCTTTGTGATGTCAAAGCGTGCGAATTCTTTATCCGCAACAGGCTGCAGTCGTCTCAGCCGTTCACCTTTGATATGCCTTGCGGCGATGGTTCCGAAGAACCCGAATTTAGCCAATGGCGTAAGTAAAATCAGTTGATGGTCTTCATCGATACTACGCTTCTCTACTGTGAAGTAAGCTGTACGATACGGGATCCAACAAAAGGTTTTCCTAGCTATGATTACATCGGGTGAATAGTCCCACACTTTGTGAGAGTATCCATTTCCACTACCTGCTACATAATACATTACTTCGTTATTCGCATTGAACGTATAACGATAGTCACCAGGCCGCTGTGTCGTGGCCTTGAGTTTTGGATCAGGGCACATTGCTGCAGCGCCTGGCTGAAATGTATATATGAGGGTGTGTTTGAATTCATCGGTGAGAATTTCAGGAAAGTCATCTAAATGCTCCTCTACATCGACTAAACACAGCACATTTTGCTCATCAGAAATTCCTGACTGCTGTGCTGCGTTTAAGTCTTTGGCCCACATGTGTGTCCTACTACCCTCCGTTCCGACTCGTTGGTCAGCTGCTGACATCTGCATCTGAAATGGTTGTTTGCTTAATTTTGCTGCATACAACTTCATCGCATTTGATGCTGATGTCCGATTTGCTGCTGACTGTCCATGAGTATGGCCTTCGCACGGCCGTACAGGGAAGATTGTCAATTCATTGAATAAACCACGTTCGTGAGCATTAAGTGTATAACGGGTTGCAAGCTGACTTGCGAACCAATTTTCTTTGCGTAAAGCTTGCATCTTTTGGATTGCTTTATACAGCGCAGAAACACTTGTCACGATGGATATTACTTCAAGGACAATCATCTGTAATTGTTTACTGAATATTGATAGTTGGGATGCGTATTTCTACGACTACAAATCAACTCAGTTGCGTCAAATG